GGCCTATACCTACTCTTGTCCCAACGTTTACGCCGGCAGCGTTCAGTGCATCCGACACCAGCTGCTGGCCCATCATGTGGGCGCCCTGGATTGCTTCTTCACGTTCCCGGGCTGTCAGGTTAGTATAATAATCGAGTCGACGTTCGATATCCTTTAATGTGCCGCTTAAATACTGCAGTTCAAGAGTCTTATTACTTCCCTGGATTTCAAGAAACCGTAAATACAGATCCTTTCGGGCATCTTCGTAAATCTTAACCAAAACCACCGCCAGCGATTGTTCCCGGGCCAAGGTTTCCCTGTAGTGTTTTTGCAGATATCTCTGAAGATTTTTGCGTAAAGGCATTAGTTACCGCCTCCGCCGCCTGTCGTTTGTTCAAGCATGGCCTGCCCTTCGTCCATCATTTTTTGGCCTTCCTTGACCATGGCGTCGTCCTTGGCCGTACGCCCCTGATCCATCATCTTGCGGCCCCGGTCAATCATGTCCTGCGCTTTTTGCTTGATGCCAGATGTACCGGCGGTTCTATCCTTGGTGTTGGGTTCAATGTCAAGTGGCCCGCCCATTGCATCTTCTATACCTTTTTTCTCGCTTAAAATTTCAGCAAGCTTGGTTTCCGGATCTTCCACACCGAGGGCCTTCATTGCGTCCTTGACGCTCTCCAACAAAGCGGCCACCCTCTTGGTGTGCATTTCTACCAACTCAACTTCGTTTTTCGGGACCGGCATTTGATTTGTGACCTCTATCAAATCCTCAAGATCGACTGGATCAAGAGCTTCCACGTTGGCCTCTTTTAATAACCGTTCATCGTAATGCTTACTGGCATCAAATTTACCAAGCATATAAAGAGCCTTGCCAAACAATTCCTGCAGGCCCTCTCCCCAGGTAACCATGTTCTGGTTTGTGGCGCTGATAATGGCACCGAACATGAGTGTAATGGCAAATCCGGATAATTGCCCGAGTCCTTTTATTTGTTCCGGGTCGATGTTAGGGACGTCGGCCAGTTTATGCATCAAGCTGACCAGGGTTTCCAGGTGTTCCTTCAGAGCTTCCCGATACTTGAATTCATTCTCTAAACTCTTAACATCAGGCGGGTTCTCACCGTCAGCTCCTTGCATGGCCCATAGCGCATTTGGTGATAGGCTTAAAGGCTCTGCTGTACCAGCTTCAATATCCTTTTTGCTTGGCAGAGCAGCATTCAGGAGAACTTTTATCGCAAACATGCCAAACCGGAGACTGTCGGCATTATCGCTGACCTTTTTCTCTATCTCACGGTTAAGATCCCGGAGAACTTTTACCAGACTGCGGCCCTCCGTTTCACCGGTCAGCCCGCCGCGGTTGAAAATCACTACCGGTATAAATGGCAGTTCCAGATTAGTCGGTTCTACACTCGGCATGTCTTCTTTGAGCTCGAGTGCCGTATCGTAGTAGCCTTCCTCCACCCAGCAGGTCATAGGTCCAGCTGGCTCTGTGATATTCCCTAAGTCGTCTTTTACTGCTTCCTTGCTAGGTAACAGCCGGAAGGTCTGTTTCCAAAGAGTATCATCATTGTGCCAGGCCACAAAATGAATGGCAATTAGCTGATCGGTATCATCCGCATCATAAACCGGCCAGTATTCGAGCCTGGGCCTGGGAATTAACCTAAGCCCCCGCTCCTCACTCATCCAGAGCTTAATACAAACACCGCCGCCCACAAAATAGTCCTTGGCGGCAGTCAGCAGCTTGCGGTGAAACTTGTTTTTCTTTTGGATTTTGTAGCTAAGCTGTTCCCTGGCAGCGGCCTCGGCATTTGCCTTCTTCTGCTTTTCGCTGGGCTGGTAGTCTGGCTTGACCCTGTCCTCTACCGGATCTTCCTGCCTTGATGGGCAGCTCACGAGTATCGGGCGTTCAAACATAAACGCAGCTAGCTTATCTATAAACCAAGCAACCAGGTTGATAGTCAGAAGAGTCGGAGCGTAATCCAGACCGTTTGAAATCTGTAAATCCTTTGGATCAAGATTTGCCCCTGTTAAATCGTTGATCCAATGATCGCCATCATAATCACGATAATATTTAATCAGTTCGTTGATAATCCGGAGTCCTTCCTGAGAGAGGTACTGGTATTTTGTCGGGTTCTCCTGAAAAGCCAGCGTTGGGAGCGCCGAAAGATTCCGCTTTTTGTATGGTGTCTGTGTAAGTGTTTGAATTGCCATCTACCTACTACCTCCTCATTCCCCGGCGGACGGTTGTTACTGCTCCATTTACCGCCTTTTTGGACACGGCCCAGTTTGACAGCGCCAGGGCCCAGAACTTGTCACCGTGATGTTTTTCATTGCGTTCCACGCTGTAACGGAATAGGCCGGTACTCGTCACTTCCCGTTTTATAGCAACAATCTGAGAGATCAGGTCGCGGTCATTGGGAATCAGGATGCCTGACCGGCCTTTTTCGAAATCTTTATGCAGTGATATGGCCATGGCTTCTTTGCTGGCATTGGTAAAGGGTATTGCTTCTACCTGGCGCCCAAACTTCTTTCGCCGGCCTTCTGCCAACTGCATACCCAAACCGGTTTCATCAATACAGAGTCTCAGGGGTTTGGCTATTTCCAGGTATCTGTCCAGTTCCCGCTCCTGCAGCTCAAAATCGGACTGCTTATAAGTAGCCATGTGCCGAAGTATCTTACCAAAACCGGTATTATCCAGACTGACCAATTCAGAGGCATCCTTGCGACGACCAACATCATACCCGCCACCCAGGGAGCCTGTGACCTTCCTTCGGAGATCAGTGAAATCGGAGGCCATAAGGCGGTCCTGTTCCGATTCCAGTTCGTCCCCTGCTTCATCGTCCATAACACAGCTATAAACCATAGCGAGCGGGAAGTAAGAAGTGGTGTCGTCGATAAAGGCGCATTCGAATTCCTGCTGGAAGCTCTCCAGATCCATTGCGTTAAAAAGCTCCGTCAACTGTTCAGTGCCGAATTCGAAAACCCGCTGCAGGGTGTGCATGAACGGAGCTTCTTTTCTGGCCCGGGAAACGTCTTTGCAGAGTAAAGAAAAGTCCCACCAGTAGACGGTGCGACGCTTGTAATTAGTGTATTTCTTATCCCCTGACCATATCTCGTAGAACTTGCCTACTTTACCCAGGGGCGTGCTGATTATGGTCAGGGAGCCGTGTTTGACCCGGGTAAGGACCGGCACGGCTGATGTATAGACCATAGCATCCCAGGAGCCGAAGAAGGCGAACTCGTCAAGGATTACGTCCAGCACATTGTTTGACCCCTTACCACGGATGGGGCCTTTACCTTGGCTGATGATCCTGGTCCCAATGCTCTCCCTACCAGACCGGCTAACAAACTCCAATGAGGTCTGGTTATCTACCAGCTTGCGCTTTTTGTATGCATCCGGCAGGCTGTCATGGAGCTGTTTTGCATACCTGATCTTCTCTTTAGAGTCCTCAATCTTGTATGACGATATAATGCAGGTATAATCATCAAGGTTCTGACATCTGGCCAGTGCCCTCGCGGCTGATACAAACGAGAATCCCAGCTGTCTGCCTTTGAGCCATATCTGAAACCGTGACATGTCATTCAAGAAGTCCCGCTGATAGTCGTCAAACTGTACGGCTGGATCAGACAGCAACTCTATATAACCGGCCTCAGTAGCCAGGGCGTCAGCTAAGACATCCGCTGTTATAGGCTTTTGGGTGATGATTGTCGGGCCTTTAATCATACGACATCAGCTTCTTTGGGTGCGAATCGTGCCGCAAATCGCGCCTGTACCTCATCAGCCGATATTCCGATATTGACCTGCACCTGTGGCGGCCCGTCCTTCTGAGACTTGGGAGTCATGAGGTAGTTGTTCATATCGATACCCAGGCTCTTGCATATACTCTCGATCCGTTTGAGTGCTGGATGCTCTATCTTCTCTTTGTATGGCCCCCAATTTGTGAACTTAGTATTCTCAACAATCACTCCGTCCTCCAAGACCTTTTCCATGAGCCTGAATGCCAGGATGAAGAGAGAACCTGCCACGGCACCAGCATCATCCTTGAGAGAGTCAAGGTCGTTTTTACGGAATGCGACCTGCCATTTCCTGATCTGTCGAAGTTCGGGCCGGCAAAGATCCCTGTCTTTAACCCGGCCACTGAGGTAGTCTTTACATCGCTCCCTGTTCAGGCATTCTTCAGTACATGGCTTGACTGGTATCTCACTCTGTAAGTAAAAGCGTTTTTTACGCTGTTCTACCTGGGCATTGTGTTCCTGGACCTCTTGATTAGTCTGCACCATTAGCTGGTTATGGTGTTCCTCTGAAGCTACTGTGGTGTATGTCTCTTTTTGCTTCTGCGGAGGCGGGCCCTTTAGCTCTTCCAGAAAATCGTCATCAAAACCCAGCATCTGCCTGATTTCTTCATCAAGTTGCTTTTCTTCTATGTCGGTCAACGTCTTTTCCTTCCCCATAGCTACCACCTCGCTCCCTGCAGACAAAAAGAAAAGAGCCGTCCTGGCTCTAAGAAAATTGCATGACCGTTGTGTCACAGGCACTGTGGAAGGTTTACCCTGCACCTCTGCCTACTCCCGTAGGCTGGCCATACTATATGCTTTAGGTGAAGCTTAACTTTTCAACCATGTCCTGGAGTTCTTCTTCTCCAGGCTGGGTGTATATCATTGTGGTATCAACCTTCGCATGACCGGCTACCTGGGCAACCCACCCGATATTAACACCTTTTGAAACCAGGTCATGGCAATACGTGTGCCTCAAAACATGAGGAGTGAGGCCTTCAACATTGGCCTTCTTGCCTATTGCGGTGCAGAGGTGCTGAACGCCTTTAACCGTTAGCTGCTCTCCGCGCTGACTCCCAAATAGCCAGGTTCCAGTTGCATGTTCTCCGGTAAGATACTCACCTAAACAGTCTCGCAGATCCTTGGGTATTGGTACTACCCTGCGCTTGTTGCCCTTACCAGCTCTGACGACTATTGTCCCTTTTCTCTCACTAAGAGACACATCATCTGGCTTTAGGCTGACCAGCTCCGAAACCCGTAGCCCAGCAAACAATAGAGTGAATATAATAACTGTATTCCGTTTGCTTTTCTCCCGCATCGCCACCCTGATTACCCGGTATTTTTCATTTTTAGTGAGCCACTTGGGCGGTTCCTGCACTTGATCCACTCGTTTAACTTTGGCCAGTGGGTTATGGCCGATATAGCCTTCATCCTGCATCCATTTACAGAACGCTTCGATAGACGCTAGGGCCGTGTTAACCGTAGTTGGTTTCTTGCCCGCCCCCTGGAGGGAATTCCTGTACTCCACAGCATCAATCGAAGTAATCTCCTTGGGATTGTCTGAGCCTCCTTGAGCCTTCATCCAGTCAAAGAACTTGGTGAGCTGCAATTGGTATGTCTTGATGGTCTGCTCACTTTTTCCTTCGGCCATTAAATGTTCCAGATATACCTTAACCACATTATCACCCCATTATACGACAAGATTTTTCTTAGTTATTGGCCTCCAAAAAGGCCTTTAATGATAACTAAATTATACTAAACTCGTCGTATAATGTCAATTATATATCGAGTGATAAATATGAACGAGACCTGGATTTTTAGGAGCACCCTGGCCCCCGCGCCCACGCCTCGCATGCTACCATAAATTTAGCATATCGTCTCACTTATGTCAAATTTTATGTCCGGTTTTTGTCCAAGTTTTTTTATTCGATATAACCGAAGGCCCTGGCAAACGACTCTAAAGCCCTGTCACGTAAGGCATAGAACTTCCATTTTTTTATTTTAAGCATTGATATGACATCATCCCTTGAATAGCCCTGGAAATACCGATACTCAATCAGATCTTTGGCTTTTCCATGCAGACGGTCATATACCCTCTCAATGACATAGACTTTTTTCTTGATTTCCTCCGATAGCTGCACATCCAATTCAACTAAACTGGATAAACTTGGTGAAGCACTCCCTCCTGACATGGTTGCCCTCGACGTTATGCCAAGGCCGCTGACTTCCATCCGGACAATCCAGTCAGGATAGCATCCGAGATCCCGCTCCACTCTGTTGATTATTTCTTGGCTCAATTCTGTTTGCACTTGTGCCATCTGCATCCTTATCCCCTCCCCAGCTGTACTTTTTCAATTCGCGCCTTCACGGCTTCAAGCAGTGCGTTCTGGCCTGCTGCTTTTCCGCTCAACGCCCTCATTACATCTTCATCTACCGTATTTTTTGCGACTAAATGGTGTACTATAACACCATGCTGTTGACCTTGCCTGTCTAGTCTGGCGTTAGCCTGTTGATATAGCTCTAAGCTCCAAGTCAAACCAAACCACACTATGATGTGTCCTCCGGCTTGGAGATTTAGCCCGTGTCCTGCTGAAGCGGGATGCACCAGCATCATTGGTATCTGCCCATCATTCCAGTCCTTGATATCTTTTGCACTGTCAAGTGTTCTGGCCTTTGGGAAATACCTTCGAAGTCGGTCTAAATCATGCTGATACCAGTAAAAAACAAGTACCGGTTTTCCGTTTGCAGCTTCCAGGACATCCTCCAGGGCCGTCAACTTTGCTTCGTGTATCTCCTTGACTCCGCCATTCTCATCATAAACTGCTCCATTTGCCAACTGTAAAAGCTTATTGGACAGCACTGCCGCTGTATTCGCTACCACATCGCCCCCGGAAAAAGGTAGTAGCAAGTCACGCTCAAGCTGTTTATATTTTTCCCATGCTACCGGTGAAATCTTAACCTCGATAGTGTTATTTATCCGTTCAGGCAGCTCCAACCAGTCCTCTGCTGACACGCTAACACAAATATCTGACAGTTTCCGGTGTATGGCCTCTTCCGCTTCTGGTTTTGGATTCCAGCTATAAACAATATGCAGGTTAGGATCTCTCTTCCCGGGTTCAAAATATCTGCCTCTGTATCCGGTGACTGTTTTTCCAAGCCGCTCTCCTTGGTCCAATAGATACATTTGCGGCCACAGGTCAATCAATCCGTTTGGCGCCGGGGTTCCTGTCAGGCCAACAAGCCTCTTTATTAAGGGCCTGACCTTCCGCAACGCTCTGAACCGTCGTGCTTTTGGAGATTTAAAGCTGGATAGCTCGTCAATAACCACCATATCAAAAGGCCAGTTTTTACCGTAGTAAGTAACCAACCACTCCACATTTTCACGGTTAATCACCCAGATATCTGCCGGTGAGTCCAGTGCCTTGATGCGATTGCTCTCTGAACCCAGCACTTTGGCGATTCGAAGATACTTGAGGTGATCCCATTTTTCTGCTTCACAGCTCCACGTATCTTCTGCCACTCGCAAAGGCGCTATAACCAAGACCCGGGATACATCAAATCTGTCAAACAAAAGCTCCTCAATTGCGGTCAGGGTACAGACCGTTTTTCCCATACCCATATCAAGAAATAATCCTGTGGCCGGTAGTTCCAGTATTCGATTTGTGGTATAAGTCTGATAGACATGTGGGTTATATCTCATGAGAACTCCTCTGATACAAAGTTATCGACATCCATCAACGAATCAATCTTGTAAACCTTAAAACCTATGGCCTCTAATTCTGCTTTTCGTTTTCGCTGTAATGGTTCAAGCGGTTTCCCCGGCGCTTTTGTTTCTACAAACACAACCCTCGCTCCCGGGAGGAGTATGATTCGGTCGGGCACCCCTCGCATCCCTGGGGATACGAACTTCAGCGCTTTACCTCCCCGCTTCTCGACCTCATTTTTAAACCGCCGTTCTAATCTGCTCTCGTCCATCCCATTAATTCTCCTGTTAGGTTTTTGGGCTTGAAATACATTCTTGCCGACTTGCCGAAAATTTCTTACGCGCGCTCAAATGTGCGTTTATGCGGGCATATACATACGTTTTACTCTATATTCTTTATTTTTTAAACTCTTATACTTTTATCGGCAAGAACGGCAAGAATAACAGCTAACGCTTAATGTGTTTGCGTTCCTGCTCTTGCCGATATCGGCAAGACATCGGCAAGACGGCAAGAGTTTTTCGAAACTACTTTTCGGCCTATCGGCAAGAATTTTATCATCGGCAAGAGCGTCGGCAAGAGTATCGGCAAGAGTCAAATACGCACATAAGCTCGCTGAGATCCATATAATCTGAACCACATTTTTCCGTCTTTGCTACCTGTGTATTTAGCCCATCCATCAATCTGCCTCATGAGTCCGTGAATCTCGTCTATGTCTGTGCGCTTGATGTTTGCGAGGTTATGTCCGTACATTTCACACCAAATAGCGGCTACGCAGACTTTATCTCGGCGCACGGTGCCTTTGGCAGTCTCTCCAAAATCGCTACCGCTCAGGTACATCCTACGATTATTTAAATCCATCTCTTCCCAGTCCCCAGGGAGCGGGGTGTTGAGATATTCGCGCAGCATTCCGACGCGGTCATCGCTCTCCATCGCCAGCCGTTGCTGTTCCCGGGCTGCATCTTCCAATTCACCGGTCAGGTACAGTTCTTCGCCTTGCTTCCAGGCGTCAAACGCTTCCGCCCACAGCATATCAACTGTATAATCATCAATGGCCCAAGGTCCGCGCCCTACCGGAGCGCCTTCAACGGTTACAGGCCAGAATCGCCTGTTTCCCGTGCTGTCTCTTAGGAATCCGGAGTCGTTGTTAGTGCTACCCACGATGATGCATTGCCGTGGGTGTTCGATGGTGCGGCGGCCAAAGGCTGGCCGATAGATGTCGTGCTGTCTGCTGAGGAAGGACTTGACCGCTTCCACCTCGGCTTTTTTGATGCCGGCCAGCTCTCCGATCTCCATGATCCAGTATCCCTGCAGCTTCTCAGCCGCGGTCTTGTCTTTGGTATCATTCATGCTGAGTGAGTCGTTGAACCACCTGCCTCCCAGCCGTTTAAACAGTGTACTTTTCCCAACTCCCTGCTTACCGACCAGGACCAGCATATAATCGAATTTACAGCCCGGGTTCATCACCCTGGCCACGGCTGCCGCCATGGTCTTCCTGGTTATCGCCCTAATATACGGAGTGTCCTCAGCCTGGAGGTAATCAATCAACATGGCATCAAGGCGGTCTATACCATCCCATACCGGAAGCCCGTTGAGGTAATCCCTGATAGGATGGAAGGAGCGCTCATGGCTGACAGCGGACAGGGCATCATTGAGCTTGGGCGGGGAGTAGGTGTGAAATACCTTCTCCAGGTACACCCGCAGGCTGGAGTCATCGTCATCGCTCCAGACCGGGCCTCTCCATTCTTCCGGCTTCCGCCACGGGGCAGCTTTGAGCAGCACGACATTACCTTTGTGGGCGTCATAAGCTATCCCCTGGAGGTTGGGGTCGTTGCGGAGAATTGTGACCAGGTTTTTCAGAGAGTCTTCAATCTCGCCTTTTTTGCTGTATTC